AAGAACCGAATAGTAAAACAAACTTTCATATATACTATCTGTACCTACAAACTCTGTCTTGAATTTATATACGGTTGGTTCGTTACAATATTCATATTCAAAATATCTTGTTGGGTATGTACTTGGATTATAATTAACTTGTACTAATTCAACCTTGGTAAGTTCCCTGTTAGTTAAATTAAAATTTTCAATTTTGTTCCAAGTAAAATATTGTTCTTTAATTTTGATAATATCTTTTGGATTTAATGTTTGAATATCTGATAGTTTTAATTCAAAGAAACCTGCTAATATTCTTGTGTTCTTGTCAAACGCATTATCCACTCTATCTTGATAGAATAATTTATACATATCCTGTTCGGTGTATGCGTTGAATAGACTTATACTACCACCAGCGATTGTTGTTGGTTCCTCTGAGTTATATAATATACAAATACTATCGTTGTTAATCTTATTACTATCAGGGTTTCCCATCGGCATAGTATTAGATATAACAGGAGAGATTAACGCACCTTCAGGGTCCGTTGCATCACTCTTTAATACTCTAAAATACGCAGTCGTTACACCTGAAATGGTGAACACTTCAGTAGGGTCGTCAAGGAATGGTGAGAAGTTACCCATATTATAGAATAACTTTGGTTTGGTTTTAACACCTTTATAAACCCAATCAACTGTTGTTACGTTATTTGCACCCGATATTTCCTGTGAACTTTCTGCGTAGTTAATTCCTAATGGAATCCCCACATCATTTGGTGCAAAGTTTGGATTGTTATTCGGGTTCCATTGTCTCATTATCTGAGGAGAGAATGTAGTTTCAATTCTTTTACTTTGTGATTTAAACTCTGTTGGATTAAATACTTTATTCTCTCCGTATATTCTTGTATTACTATTTTTAAAATCTATATTACCTTGGTCACCATCTTCCATGTCCGTTAGGACTATTTCCGATTCTAAGAGGTTCAATGCAGGTTGTACAGTGAAACCCTTATCCCAAGATAGTTTGTCCGTCCAATCGTATATTTCACCCGTTCCTATGTAATATTGGTAAGGTTCAATAATGATTTGATTTGGAACATCAGGGTCAGGAATAAATACCAAATTAAATTTCTTTGCAATAGACGCAAGTATATCAATTTGTTTTATGTTTTGATCTATAATTAAACTAAAATCTATATACGTACCATCCGTAACATCAACGATTGTATTTGATGGTAATGGTAAGTACGCTAACGCACTACTTGATAAATCTACATTTGAGTCTGGTGGACTAAATCCTAAGTTGTATATATATTCAGGTGAAAATGGACAACCATATCCACAATCAACCCATTGTTCTTCTGTGTAAGAATATGTTGTACCTGTTGTGTTTGCAGGTATTGTTAATGTTTGTACATATGAATTTGAACCACCATAACAAGGATATGATAAAAAGTCCCAACCCAAATTTATTTCTTGGTTACAAAATACAGGTATCCCTGTTCCTTTTTTAACCACATATATTGTCCAATTATGTATAGTTAATGGATATGTTGTAGAACAATTAGCTTCAGATTGTACATCTATCTCATCTTGCCATACTACTTCCACACCATCCAAACCATAGGTTTGTACTTGAGGTGTTTTGTATGTGAACTTTGCTGTATCGTTTGAAAAATAACCATACATATATAATAACTTAGCCCAAGGACTTGACATAAAATCTGACTTGATGGTATATCCATAAGTCTTAAACATTAATTGTATTAATGAATATATGTTTAATGCTGGTTTTAATTGGTTGTCTCTTACACCATCTTGTGGTGAATTAATTCTATATCTTTCAACACCCGCTGCGTAAGCTGCGGCGTTGTTCACAAAACTACCTAATTTTGTTGTTGTATATAATGATGTACCTGTTACACCTGTAAGTAATACTTGTGTTGTGTTACCTGATGTTTGGTAATTGTAACCATTATGATTTACAGGATAAAAATAGTTTGATGGTACTTTACCTGTAGATTTTAATGTCTCATACCTCCATTCAGAAATAACATTATCTCTTGTAAAGATATGGTTGAAGTGATAATCAACATCCCTAAAATCTAAATCTCTTAAAAGGTTATTACCAATTGAACCGTATAGGTCACCAATATCACTGTATAGTGTTACGTCATATTCTACTGCACTATTCTTAACACTTGTTGAATTTAGTTTTAAGTATCCTTTGAAATATGCTTGGTCGTCAATAAGAACTTGACATTGAACCTTACTTGTAGCATCAAAGTATAATGACTGTGTATCTACGTTAAAGAAATTCTCAAAGAATCTATTGTTTCTTTTTGAGCCAGGTAATTTTAATCCTATTGAATAATCTGAATTTCGTTTTGCAATATCTTGTAGTTCAGCAAACGATTTATTAATTGTTAATGGAATATCCCCGTTTAAATCTAATACTTCGTACTTATCTACTGTATAATTTACTAATTGGTCGTCAGGTTCAAAGTATATACTGAACACACCAGCGACTGTAGGTATGCCACCTTGTTTAAATGCTATACTATCACCGTTTTGTACGGAGAAATAGGAGTTATTTGTGGTAGAAAATGTGGTAAAAATACGTTCATAGAACGGTTCAGCGGCGTGTTTAACGAATGCTTGAAGGAAATTACTACCAATTTCTACGTCTGATAATGTAATATTGTAATATAATACCCCTTCACCTTCTACACCAAACTCAAAAAACGTTGAACCGAGACCAAAAGAACCCACATATGGACTAGTGGCGGTACCTGAACCTGAATAAGTTAGTCCTGTTATTGATGGTGTTATTGATAATGATGTGTTTCCTGTTACACTTATCTCACTTGGAACACTTGTTAATACTCTTAATACCGTTTGTTGTTGACTCATATATTAAAAACCTTTATTTACGAAGTATGTGTTTGCACGCTTTAACGTAATTTTATACTTATTTAATTTTTTATGGTTCTTTGTTATTGTTTCAACCTCAGTTGATAAAACTTGAACTGGTCTTAAATCTTTATATATTTTATCTTGTCTATCTAATGGTGATATATAATCTAATTTTACTTCATACACTTGTGGTGACATAAATAATTGTTGTAACCATTTACCATATTCCACATTTAAAAAGTCTGACTCCAATACTATTTCTTCTTCTACATTTGTATCAAACGTTTTAACCGTTCTTCCATAATCTCTGTCAGGAGATTGTAGATTTGTTGCGTAGTATCTATTGTCATATGTCTGTCTTGTTATTTTCTTTGAGTCTTGTCTGAAAGATTTAAAAGTAAAATAATCAAATCCACCTCTTGCGTTTAAGAAACATAATCTTGTATCTTCAGGTAGACAATTGTCATAAAGATAAAAGTAGAATGTTTCACTCACTGGTCCGACAGGTCCTACTGTAACTCTGTCTGTTGAGTTGGTAGGATATGAATAAAACAATTGAACTGTGTAGTACGCTACATCATCCCAACTAATACCAGCAAATATATTTTCAATATCTACAGGTCCACAAGGAAGATTAAAAACACTTAGTGTATTTGTATATCCTGTTGGTGATTGGAATGTTGTACCACTAAAATTAATTTGTTGGTCAAAATAATCTACTTGTACATTACTCTCGTTATAAAATTCAAATACAGCATAGTCTGCCTCTGTTACAAATCTGTCTCCTGTTTGTCCGTTTAAGAAAGATAATACGAAATTTTCTTGTTCTTGTATAGCTTGAATCCTTGGTGCATCAGTTAAAAATCTTGCCGTTGCTGACTTTTCAGGTAAGGATGGATAGTCCAATAAGAACTGAGACATAGGACTTAGGTTCCTATAATTGTCTACGGTATTAATTGTGACACCAGTACCTATAATAGTACCCAATTCTTGATCAAAATTCGGTAGGTAATACTTCTCATCCATTTGGAATTGACCCCCTACATAGTTAAAATACTCACCTGTGTTGGTAAATCCTGATGCTGTGAAACCTGTTGAGGTTGCACATGTAGGTATATCTGTATAATGTTCAAAGTTATTTACAGGTGAACCTGTATATTCTGTTACAACTGTTGAACCTGACATATATCTATATCCATATTTAAAGTTTGCTTTAATAATATTTGGGTATGGATTATTAAGATTGATTGTTTCGTTTGTACTATACCAATCATTTAAATAATAATATGGATAGTGTTGTGACTCTACATAACTTTGTAGATAATCATATGGTCTTATATTAAAATTATAGGTATATGTAGCACCTGATTGTGTAACGTCATAAGGGACTAGTTGCATCCGACCCACTTGTGAATCGTCTGAAAATAAATCCACATCTAACTCCATAGATGATACGTATGTATCACCTGTTAATACAACTTCGTATGATGCACCTCTTTGGTAAATCATATCAGTTGAACGTCTGATTTGTGAGTTATTGTTTAATCCGTTTGCGTATAGTTGTGTATATCCAAAACCCATATTAATTATTTTATGTTTGCTGTTAAATTATATTCTATCATATCAACCAAATCCTCAAATGCTTTGTCTTCTAATAATGATACAATATCTCCGTTATTTTCTATTTGTTGTAATATTTGCTCAAATAGTTTATCTTCAATATTTGCTGGTGCAATTCCAAATTTTTTGATATTAGATTGTATAGCGAATGCCATACCTGTATCCAACTCAATGTTAAATTTTATATTATTCTTCTTTATCCAATCAAGTAATATCTTCATTGGTAAAGGTTTTAATCCTTTTTTGTTTATTCTCGCCTTGTTAATAATATAAGCTGTAGAAACTTGTGATTGTAGTGCTCCGTATTTTTCGTTATTCCTGTCCGTAGCATTTATACCTCTACTTCTCATCCAAGCAAGTATTGCAGGAATGGGAACACCCTTTCTACCTGCAGCTCTACCTGATTGTACCCACTGCCAATAATCATTAGCAAATATTTCAATTGCAATATCTGTGTTTCTTCTTATTACTTTAACTTCAAGACTATTGATTAAACTACCTGACGCATCTTTATCACCAACACCAAATAATCTACCAGGATTATTAGGACCTTTTGGATAAGGATATATTTTATCCTTTAATATGTCTTTCAACATATCGTCAATTAGTTCAGCAATTTCTTGTGCGTTAATCATTATGCAGGGTTTATAATTAAGTAACCTACAGTATCTGTATCTCCGTTATGGTCTGATGTTACGTTGAATGTTCCTGTACCTTTTGATGTTACACTTACTGTTCCGTTACCACTATTTGTATTTGTTTGTTTGGTTAAGAATATTAAACTGTTTGCTGTAACCAAACTATTTGATACTGTTGCTGTACCAGGGTTTCCACCGTTAAGAACAAATGTTCCCATAGTTTTATTTGAACCTGATGAGAATAAAACATCACCAATGATTTTTGTGTTGGCGTTAATCTGTAAATTTTGTGAACTTATAGGGTTAGCAAATTGACCCCACATTAATGAACCAGACCTTTCATTATCTGCTGAACCAAGACTATCATTACCAATAAAAAATTCATTTGATGTTGTTGACCAACCACCAGCTTGGTGACCAATTGCTACACATCCTGAACCACTTACATTTCTTTGTAATGTTCCTGTACCTATTGCTGTATTGAAACTACCAGTAACAACATTAACCATACTATTGAAACCGATAGCGGTATTTTTTGTACCTCCTGATAATGCTTGTATTGCTGATGAACCAATTGCAATATTACTTTCACCTGTTAATAATGCGTTTAAAGAAGAACCACCTATCGCTGTGTTAAATCCTTGGGTACTATTCTGTAAAGCAC